AATAACAACTGTTAGAAAAATGCAAGAACTCGGGTATAAAAATATGTATATTGATGGCGTTGATAGTACTAATATTTGGTCATATAATCCAAAAGCTGGTGAAAAAATACCCGGTATAAATTTTAATAATAAACGAGTTCAAATAATTGCTTCTTTTGAGGAGTATGTTAGACACAAATTTAAAATTCGTAGTGTTCGTTTGTATAATGAAATGAATACATTTATATATGTGAATGGTCGTCCGGATCACCAGAAGGGACAACACGACGATTTAATCATGGGTATATCAATGCCAATATACGTGGGGGAATCGTCCTTCTCAAAATTAGAGAGAGTTACGGAACATACAAAAAAAATGATAGATTCTTGGGCTGTAGCACATAACGATTCGGTAGCTAAAGAGGTTTACTTTAACCCAACCATCCCAAATGTTAATATAAAACACGATAGATACGGTAGACAAGTTACAGAAGCTTCAAAAAGTGACTACGCTAAATACGGTTGGTTATTTGGTGGTAGATAATATTTATTGATATGGGATTTGTAAGACGTAGAGTTTCTGGTAATTATTTTGGTGGATCTAGTTTAATAGTTCCTGGTCAAGGTGTTTACAGCATAAAAAAATATAATAATTTTATTGGTAAAACCGGGGTACCAAAAGAAAATTATGATGACATCCCCCAACCAACACAAACACCAATACCAAGTAATACCCTAACACCAACAAATACACCTCAGTGTAAGTGTTACAACTTCATTTACGACTTTAGTGGTCGTGAAGATGTGTGTACCGCCAGATATATTGATTGTGACGGTATGAATAGTGAGAAAATTATTGGGGTGGGGGATAATTACTTATGTACAATAGACCAAGAAAGTTTTACATTAACATTAGGTTGTAATGGGTCAATTATTGATATTATAGATAACGGTATTTGTACTGAAAGGTGTGGATTGGGTGAGTGTGTAGACTATGAAATCGTTAATCCGACTGGTATACCTTGTGAACTTTACTACATTGATTGTTATGGTGGTAGGGGATTTTATACCGTAAGTCCTTTCGAAACTGTTAATATTTGTTCCGTATCTGGGTTTAATTATATATGTAAGGGGGGGTTAATAATTACTGAGACTGGTGTGTGTGTTTAGGAATTATTTATATTTATTAAAAAATGTTTAAATTATAACCATGGAACAAAATAAAAATTTAACAATATGGCAGAAACTAAATAAAACGTTTGGACCAAACTCACTACTGGGTATGGATTATCCGTCATATAAGTTTGATAAAAAAGAACTTTTAAAAACCACAGATAAGGAGACCTACGAAAGGGAAAAATTACAATTACAACAGTCTTTTTACTTAGCTAATCAATGGCAAAAGGTTGAAAACAATTTATATACTCAAGCTGTATATTACGAACCAAATCGTATAGCGGCTTTTTATGACTATGAATCGATGGAATACACACCGGAAATATCAACAGCTTTAGATATATATTCCGAAGAATCCACAACCGCGAATCAGGATGGTCATATACTACAAATTTATTCCGAATCAAAAAGAATTAAGGGGATATTAGCTGATTTATTCAATAATACCTTAGATATTAACACGAACCTACAAATGTGGATTAGAAATACGTGTAAATATGGGGATAACTTTGTATACCTTAAATTAGACCAAGAGAAGGGTATTGTTGGGTGTATCCAATTACCGAATATTGAGATTGAACGTTTGGAGAGAGGTATGGAAGCTATGACGATAAACGCTTCTCCGGATCCAAAAGCTAAGGGGGTTAGATTTCATTGGAAAGCTAAAGACATGGAATTTAATACCTGGGAAATAGCTCACTTTAGACTACTTGGTGATGATAGGAAACTACCTTATGGTACTTCTATGTTGGAGAAAGCTAGACGTATCTGGAAACAGCTTGTTTTAGCGGAGGACGCTATGTTAATTTATAGAACATCAAGAGCTCCAGAACGTAGGGTGTTTAAGGTGTATGTTGGTAACATGGACGATAAAGATGTTGAAGCTTACGTACAACGTGTGGCAAATAAATTTAAACGTGATCAAGTTGTTGATTCAAAAACAGGTAATGTTGATTTAAGGTTCAATCAAATGGCGGTTGATCAGGATTACTTTATACCGGTAAGAGACCCAGCGGCAACAATGCCAATTGAGACTTTACCTGGGGGAACAAATTTATCGGAAATCGCAGATATTGAATACATCCAAAAGAAATTAGTTACCGCGTTACGTATACCAAAAGCTTATTTGGGTTTTGAGGAGGTTGTTGGTGATGGTAAGAATTTATCATTATTGGATATTAGATTTGCTAGAACAATAAATAAAATACAAAAAAGTATTTTATCTGAATTAAATAAAATAGCTATAATTCACCTATTTTTAATGGGGTTTGAGGATGAGTTACAAAACTTCACATTAGGGTTGACTAACCCTTCTAAACAAGCTGACTTATTAATGGTTGAGGTTTGGAAAGAAAAGATGTTATTGTATAAGGATTGTGTGGGTGAGATACCAAAATCAATACAACCCACGTCAGCAACATGGGCTAAGAAACATATTCTTGGTATGTCAGATGAAGATATTAAACTTGATATTAACCAAATAAGAATGGAGAGAGCTATTTCAGCTGAATTAGATAATACCGCTACGGTAATCACCAGAACTGGTATATTTGATAACGTTGATAGATTATATAAAACGGTGACGGGTAGTACACAACCATCAAGTCCTACACCTGGTGGACCATCAGCACCACCTCCACCTGGTGGGGGATCTCCTCCACCACCTCCACCACTTCCAGGTCCTGAAGAACCTTTAGCTGATGAGGTCACCCCGAGAAAACTAGGTCTATTGTTTGAGGACTCTAATCAGGATTTTGAGACATACTTTAACGGTAATGAAAATAATTCTTTGGGTGAAATTTCAGATGAGTTAGATAAATTGTTAAATGGGTAATATTTATACTAAAAAAGAATCATGGAGTTTGGTATATTAAAAACAAAAATAGAAGACAAATTAGTTAGTTCATACGTTAATAATACAATGAAAAAGGATTTATTTGTATTTGAACAATTAATACTGAATAATACAAATTTAAGTAAAATATACTTAATGTATGATGAATTATCATCTAAAAAGGGTTTGAGTGAGTCTGTGGGTAACGACTTTATTTCTGAAAGTATTTTAGAATTTAAATCAATAAATAAAAACATAACCAAATCCGAATTAGATGAGGTAAATATGTGGATTGGTCACTTAAAATCTGAAAATAGGTATACCGACATTGATAACCTATTCACAGGTGATATTACAAAATTAGAAGAGAAAGTTAAAAGTAAAAAAAATATTTTAACAAATTTGATGGATAACCAAACAATTAGTGAGTCAAAAACTAGTGTACCATTATCAAATTTAATGGAAATAGCTAACAAAACGGTAAACGATTATTTAGACACACTATCCGAGTCTGAGAAAAAAGAAGTTAAAAAAATAATTACCGAAGATGAAAGTAAGTTAAAGATAGAGTTTGATTTTATTAAAGAAAACTCAATCAACAGGTTAACAAACCTAAAGTCAAATGAATCCGATAGTGAAGTAATTAAAACAATTAATGAAACAATATTAAAAATTGAAGGTGAGGAATTTAATAGAATTTCTTATGTTAAATTAAAAAGACTTAACGAGGAACTTTAATTTTGGTTTTTAAACTTTTCTCGATATATAGCTTTATTTAAAATCTGTCTTTTAATGACAGATTTTTTTTTATACTCTTTCCTATCGTTTAGAAAACTATTTTGTTTTGTTTTAATTACCTTACTCTTAAGTTCTTTAAGGGCTTTTTCGATTTCGTTCTTTCTGACTTTAACTATTAACATAATTTTATTTAGATGTTTATTATATTGATATATATATAAATTTTTCGTAAACTTAATAAAAAATAAACAAATATACGATGAAAAAAAGAAATGAAAAAGGGGAAAACATCAAAAATAGATGGTTTTAAAAACTCAAAAGTGTTATACGGAACCGTAGATTCAAAAAATTTAAAATCTTTATATCTAAATTTACAGACCTGGGTAGAACCAAAATACGAGTCTGACAACTGGTCCAGAGTTATCATGAACATGAGTAGATCAGTAAAACATTCAATATACAATAATTTAGACACTTCATTATTTAATAAAAATTATATAGTAGATCTGGATTTGAGGTCTAGTGGTATACAACCAAATAAAAAATCATTCATGAATTTAGAAATAAATCTATACCTTGTGGAAAGTATGGATTTTAAATCTAATCAAATAAAAAAATCATTAAAAAGTTTAGTAAAACAAATATATTCTGAAGTTTTAAATAATAATACCCATTTTGATTTTTACTTAACTAAAAATGGAAATTATAAAGAAGTTATGGTAAAAACAGAAAAGGTTTAATATTTATTATAAAACTTTAAAATGAAAATATTATCACCAAATGAAATCGGTAGGGGTATTCTAATTGAGTATGACGCTGGTTACATTAATCCGAAATCGGAAAATAACCATTATATTATGGAGTCCAAAAATTTTATGGATTACTCAAAACCATTTGAGTTCTACGCAGTACTCCAAAAGTATGACACACCCAATAGAAATGGACGTGTATACCCTAAGAATATATTAATGAGGGAAGCGGATAACTATCGGAAAATGATTGATAAGGGTATTTCACTATCCGAATTAAATCACCCAGAATCATCTCTAATTGATTTAGATCGTGCGTCACACATTATCACAGATATATGGTGGGATGGTCCGGTATTACTCGGTAAACTAAGATTGTTAACTAGTCCCGGATTTCATGAGAGAGGAATATGTTCAACAAAAGGTGATATAGCGGCTAACTATCTCAGACAAGGGGTTACACTGGGCATATCGTCTAGAGGAGTTGGGTCATTAAAAAAAGTGGGGGAGAGAAACGAGGTACAGGATGACTTTGAGTTAATTTGTTTTGACTTAGTTTCATCTCCGTCAACACCGGGAGCTTACTTATTTTTAAACAAAGATGATCGTTTTAAATATGAGGAAAATCTGGACGAAGAAAGAAAGGTGGATTTAGAGAGAGCTACAGGAATGAAATCATCATCTGTTGATCAAACAAAAAATTTAATGGATAAATTATCTAAGTTTCTTGACAAATAAAAAAATAAGTTATATTTTTGTCCTAAATTAATAAATTATAAATTATGGAACAAGGACAAATGTATTTTGTAACCAAGATCACGTCAGATTTATTGGACAGTGAGACTGGTAAGGTTAGAAAAGTGAAAGAAGAAAAATTAGTTTTGGGGTATAGTCCGACTGATGTTGAAGCTAAGGTAACAAAGGTGTATGAAAATTACACTATGGACTGGAGGATTACGTCAATAACTGAAAGTAAGATTGATGAGGTTATAGAATAATATAAAAATAATTTTATATTTTTATAAATGGGGATACGTTAGTGTCCCCATTTTTTTTCACTTAAAATCCGAATTATTTGAATTTTTTTAATTTCAATACTATTTATATGGAAACAAAATAATAAATGAAAAAAAATTCTTTAGTAGAGGATACCCTATTCCAGATTAATAATCTGGAGAATGTTATTAAAGAGAATGCACAAGGAATACTTCAATCAACCATGAAAGAAGAAATCAAATCTTTAGTAAAAGAATCGTTAATGGAACAAAGTGAACCAGCGATTGGTGATGAAGACGAAGTAGAAGGGGCTGTAGAGCCTATGGACGACACTCAAGATCTACCTGATGATGACATGATGGATGATGATGACATGATGGATGATGATGACATGATGGATGATGATGACATGATGGATGATGAAACTATTGACATGACTGACGCAACACCGGAAGAGGTTCTTAAGGTGTTTAAAGCTATGAGTGATGAAGATGGTATTATTGTTAAAAAAGACAATGAGATGATTCATCTACAAGATGATGATAATGAGTATTTAATTAAATTAAACGAGTCCATGAAAGATTTTGAATATGACGAAATCGACTTTGATGACGATTTTGAGATTCCGGTAAAACCTAAAAAACACAGAGATCACGACCGTGGTTCTAAATTTAACAAACATCCTAAATCAAAAAAATTCGATATGGATCTAGACGATCTAGAACTTGACGAATATGATTACATGGGACAAGATTTGTATGAAGAAGACCCAATGGGATATGATGATTTGGATGAGACAGATCAGATGGTTTATGAAATGGATGATGAAATGTCTGGAGCTTATGACCCAGATGACACCATTTATGAAATTGAACTAGATGTCGATTCTGATGATGATTTTGATGAAGTTGATTTTGATGACGACGAGGTTGTCTTTGAATCTAAATCATTTAAAGCTAAAGGTGTTGGTATGGGATCACCTTCAAAGTTTAAATACAATAAAAGACCTAACTTAGATAACGGGTTTGATGAAGACATGAAAGAAGGTCCTAAACACAAATTTACTGGTAAAGCTAAATTTGAGTACAAAGAGGAGGTTAATTCTGATGGTAAATTAAAACCACTATCTAAGAAAAAAGAGACAAAGGAAGCTTCAAGAACTCTTGGTAATGGAAAAAGATTTGGTAGAATGGGCTTAGATAAACCAAAAGCAGCTCCAAGACACCTAAGAAAAGAGAGTACCGAGGAACTTCATGTTTTAAGAAATAAAAATGAGGAGTATAGAAAAGCTTTGGATCTTTTTAGAAACAAATTAAATGAAGTGGCTGTGTTTAATTCTAATTTAGCTTACGCTACACGATTATTCACTGAACACTCAACAACTAAACAAGAGAAACTTAATATTCTTAAAAGATTTGACAATGTTGATACTTTAAAAGAATCTAAGAATCTTTATCAGTCAATTAAAGGAGAACTTTCTGAAGGAAAATCTGAAGCTGGTAACATCACAGAATCAATCGAGAGAACAGTATCTAAAGCACCAACAAATGGTTCAGCTGTAAATCTAATTGAATCTAAAACTTACGAGAATCCTCAGTTTTTAAGAATGAAGGACTTAATGACAAAAATAAAATAAATAAACCTAAAAATAAAAACCTAAAAAATGGGAGCATTATTAGAATCAGGTCTTGTGGGTAACATCGGGTTAAAACACCTTAAAGTTATCAAAGAAGACACAATAAACAAATGGGACAGATTAGGGTTCCTAGAGGGTCTTAAAGGACACTTAAAAGAAAACGTAGCTCAGTTATATGAGAACCAAGCGTCTTTCCTAATTAACGAAGCAACTTCTGAAGGTTCAAATGGAGCTTTCGAAACTGTTGTTTTCCCTATCGTGAGAAGAGTATTCTCTAAATTATTAGCTAATGATATCGTATCAGTACAAGCTATGAATTTACCTATCGGTAAATTATTCTATTTCATTCCTCGTATCCAAGGTTACGCTACCGGAGCTACTCCAAGTGCAGCTAACAATTGGGAAGGGTGGGGTGAACATTATTCACCAGTTGGGTCACCTCAAGCTGTTAATTCAGGTAAAAATGATCCAGGACAAGGTTATCCAGGATATGGGACTGAAGGTGTTAATAATTTCCCTTACAAGAAAAATCTTTATGATTTATTTTATGAAGGTTCTGAGGGTGAATTAGATCCTCCAGGATTATTTGACTATTCTAAAGGTTCTTGGACTGCTGTTACTCAAACTACAGAAATGCAAGTATGGGAAAATGGTGGTTTAGTTGCGGCTAACGCTGGACAATTAACAGGTCAAACTAATTTACGTAAAGTTATTGTTAAACTTTGTGGATGGACTGACGTACCAGGTGTTGGTAAATTAATCGGACCTGATGGTAATGAGGTTGATTCTGAAACTTTCCTTTCAGATTTAAGACTTTACGCTACAGAAGATTTCTTAGACGCGGAATCACCATGTTCACCACTTTACCAAACTGATGGTACAACACCAAAATCATTATTATTTAGAGTTGTAACCCAAATTTACGGTAAGGGAATTGTTCAACCAACATCAACAACGTCGTATACTGAGTATCCAGGTAATGGTAATGGTGGAGCTTACAACAACATCTGTAGTCAAAATGGTTGTATCTATTTAGAAGTTGATTTATCATGTCCAGCTTGTGCTACATGTGGTGATTCATCATTAGATGGTTATACGGGTTCTACTAGTGCTGATGATGTTAACATTGAAGCGATTTCAGCTGTTTGGAGACGTTACAAAAATCTAGAGTTTGAAGATCAAATCGGTGAGGTTTCTTTCGATTTAGAATCTGTTACAGTTTCTGTATCTGAAAGAAAACTAAGAGCACAATGGTCACCAGAATTAGCTCAAGACGTTGCGGCATTCCACAATATCGACGCTGAAGCTGAATTAACAGCTTTATTGTCTGAACAAGTAGCTGCGGAAATTGACCGTGAAATCTTACGTGACTTACGTAAAGGTGCGGCTTGGAACCTACGTTGGGATTACAACGGATGGAGAAGAGTACAACAAGTAACTTCTTACACTCAAAAAGACTGGAATCAAACATTGATTACAGCGATCAACCAATTGTCAGCTCAAATCCACAAGTCAACTCTTCGTGGTGGTGCTAACTGGATCGTTGTTTCTTCTGAGGTTTCAGCTATCTTTGATGATTTAGAATACTTCCACGTATCTAACGCTTCACCTGAGCAAGATCAATACAACATGGGTATCGAAAGAGTTGGTACTTTAGCTGGTCGTTACCAAGTGTATAGAGATCCTTACTTCCCACCAAACCAAATCTTGTTGGGTCATAAAGGTACTTCTTTATTAGACACTGGATACATCTACGCTCCGTACGTACCTCTACAATTAACACCTACAATGTATAACCCATTCAACTTCACACCTATCAAAGGTATCATGACAAGATACGCTAAGAAAATGGTTAACAACCGATTCTACGCACGTATCACTGTTGATGGAGTTCGTACATTTGATTTAAGAGAATTGAGATAATCAATATATCTTTAGTATAAGAAAAAGGTCAGAGAAATCTGACCTTTTTTATTTTATACACATTAATATGTTTTTACATATATTTATATGTATGAAATATATATTAATAACACTATTGTTTTTGTCTTTATTTAATTTAAGGTCACAAACACCATATAAATTTGATTATGTGGAAACATTTGATGTTGATTGGTCTGGAATATGGTGGACACCCATATCCACAACCAACTATTACACGAACGCTTCGGTATCACCAACCACGAGTGCGGTATTATACGGAACTGGTGGTGGGTCTTCAGTTTACGAGTCTGATTGGTACTCATTTCCAAATTTAGTCGTAGATCCTGGATACGATTACCAATTTAAATTTAGATTGGGTTCATATAGATTTACATCAACAGCTACAACTAGAGGTGTCGATGTCGCGGATTATATTACAGTACAATTATCAACTGATGGTGGGTTAACATATACAAATGAACTTCGTATCACTGGTAATAGTAACGCTTATTGGAATTACAATACGTCCGGTGTTTACATAAAAACAGCTAACGGTACTCTAACCACGATTGGTCCATCAGCTGGTGGTGATAGAACAACAACTGGTGATGGATATTCCGTAATACAATTAAACATACCACCAGGTACATCACAAATAGCTATTGATATATTCTCTAGAGCTAACGCTGCTGGTGAAGAATGGTGGATGGATAATTTTGAGTTGATTAAAACCGGAGGTCCTTTACCTGTTGAATTAATTTATTTTGAGGGTACTGGGTACCAACGTCATAATTTACTTAAGTGGTCAACAGCTACAGAACATAATTCGGATTATTTTTCAGTACAAAGGAGTCCTAATGGTGTTAATTGGTCTGAAGTTGTTACCATACAATCAAGTGGAAACTCAACAGAAAAAATTGATTACACACATATTGATGACTATTTAAACAATGGTACGGTATATTATAAATTAATACAATATGATTTTGATGGTAAATTTAAGGAGTATGGGCCAATATCAATCACATATACACAACCAAGTAAAAAGGTTATAAAGTATGTCAATACTTTAGGTCAGGAGATTGATTTCACATATAAGGGGATTGTATTTGAGGTATATGACGATTTTACCACAAAAAAAATAATTAGGTGGTAGATAACGTTCTTATCGCTTTTGAGATTATTTCGGTCTCACCGATAGTGAAAGCTCCTCGGTTGTGAGCGGATTTAACAGACTCAACTAGGAAGTAAATTGATTTTTCCCTATCCATAGTGGATAACATAAGTTCTAGGTGTTCCTCACTTAGAATATTTATGGACCCAAACAAATTACCATATATTTCCTCTTTTTCTTCCATAAAGATATTTATATTATAATGATAAATAATAAAAAAATAAAGGAAATAATACAAGAGGTAACCTCAACAAATGGAAGTCGTGGTTCATACGTTGGTCCGTTACAGGTTGGTATTCGTTTGTTTGAAAAAAAAAATCTAGATCCATTTACAGTTCCTGTTTCTAAGTATGATAGTCCAGAACTAGAGTATGATAGTTATGATGGTAAAATGGATACACCAAAAAATAAAATAAAATCATTAGAAAAAAAAGCTAAAAAGATTTCAAATTTTATGAAAAACCACCCAGAATCAACATCAAGTGATGAAGATGGTAACATAATAAATCCATTCCCAGGTAAAATAAACGAAGCGGATACAGCTATTTCAGCTGGGGGATATAATGGACCTGTTGAACTTGGTTTACGTAAATGGAAAAGACATGTTTTGGGTCCATATACTGATGAGGTTGGTCACCACACAACAAAAAAACACAAAGAGAAAACACTTAAAAATAATATAAATCGAATTGTGGGGGTGTGGGAAAAAGATCCACACACAAAATCACACAATATTGATACATACCCAGTACATACAATTAACGAAGACCTGGGAGTTTGGTTTGGCACCAAGAAAAAACCTAAAGGATCCAAACAACCAAAAGGTCCATGGGTTAATATATGTCGAAAAGTTGATGGTAAACATCCACCATGTGGTAGACCTGACACCGATAAGGGAGCTTATCCAAAGTGTAGAGCTTCTGGTGTTGCTGGTAAAATGTCAGATTCACAAAAAAAAGCTGCTTGTCAACAAAAAAGAAAAGCTGAGAAAAAAGATACACAAACCGGTAAGGGTCAAAAACCAGTTATGACTTCATATAAGACACGTAAGGAATCTATTGACGATCTAGTTGGTAGAATTATTACCGAGATTAGAAATTCTTTCTAAAACGTTGTGTAATGAATTTTTAATCTGTGAATTGACAGTGTCCTCATAAGATAATCTTCTTTTTTCGGTTTCCATGTCAAATATTTGTATTATTCTTTCCCAGTCACGATTAGATAACTTAACACTGTAATGATAAACATGATTTGTTAAATCAACTCTATTGTAGTCCATCGTAACAAATATATCGAGTTCTTTATTCTCCATATATCGTTTATTGGACATGGGGGCAATCATGAATTTTGTACTAGAATGTTTTATAACTTTTAGACAAATCATAAAACATGTTTTTTCATATGTAGCTGTCTCCTCTTCATATGTGGGTATGGTTCGACCTTTTTTAAACCAAATATAAAATCTCAACTTTAATCGTCTAAAAAATCTAAATACTTTCTTTTTCATAATATTAATTTGTTCAACAAATATACACGAAAAAAGTAATTAAACAAATTTTTTAATTTTTTTTCTAACAATAAGGGGGTGAACAACGTTTTTTACCATCAAGTCCTGGTTTGGTTCCTTTACATACTTGAACGGCGTATCCGTTAGCGTAAGCACTTGGGTAAACGTCAAATTTAGACTTAGCTGCTGACTTACCTCTAGAACATAGTTTAGTACCGGATTTTTTTCTACCCTCAAACATCATGTCTTTATCGTCAATATTCATTGACATATCCATCGTGTCTTTTTTGGATTCGTTCATAATAAAATCAAAAACCTGGTCCATATTATTTTTAGCTTCAGATATATGATCTTGAGCCCAATCGTGTCCATTTTCTAATATAGATTCCACCATTTCTTGATCCAAATCCAATAATAGGTCACACTGTCGTCTCATTTGTTCAAGGTTTGAGAAGAACATATACCTAGATGACATATGTTCTTCTTTTAATATTCTCTTAATTATTCTTTCAATTTTCATATCATTAATTATTTAATCCAAACATTCCACCCAATGTTACCATATTTAATTGTGTAACGGGTGTTCCGTACCCATCAGTCCACACAGGGTGTGGTGGAGACACCTGTGTTACAGTTGATCCAGTTGATCCACAATCACAACATATTACACATTCGAAGTACTCATTTCCTGAATTTCTTGGTTGTAAACGGTCACACTCAATACAATCAGTATATGATATTAAACTAGTAACACCTTCTGTTGGTGGATCTAAAGTTAGATCACCAATTTCATAACAACCTGGTGTTGTTCTTCCGGTAAAATATATGAAATAAGTACCGGGTAGTATCGAAAACGATCCCGAGTCAATTACCGGACTTCTAGATCCGTCACAATTACGTGTTAAATAGTAAGCCATATCTTATAAATATTACGTTTAATTATTTTTTATTTACGATTTGGAATTTTATTTGTTTTTTATATGTATTAACCTCACCACTTGAAATCACTTTTAAATCAACGTAATATTCATTTGGTATTTTATCTCTAGTGTCAAATATAAAATAATACTCATTTGGTGTTCTATTTAGTTTGGTCCAATCCTGTACTTGTACTTCTGTTTGACCTTCCCTAACATAAATCCTGTAATACCCATCAACTTTGGGTAATTGTTTGTTTGTTGTGTAAGCTTGTTTTATTATTACACCGACTTTTCTAACGTCTGTATTTAATATTTTTTCATCTTGTTTAATTCCATAATAATCAAAACCATAAACTTTTGGTTCAATAGATGTTGTTCCCATTTGTAATGACTTTTGGATTGGGTATATAACAAATTCATTATGTATATCTGGTAAAGAGAATCCGTTTAATGTAATATTTGACCAAACGTCATTAAATATACACGGTGTTTTATAACCAATTAATGGTGGTAATGTTATTTCATAAACACCCTTTGTTCGTCTACATGATTGTAGATCAACCAAACCTGGAATCGGATTACCCCCACTATCAGAAATGGTTACTTTTGGATTAAAATCTAAATTCTGAAAATCCCCATCTTCATATATGTACAAATATAATTTATTAATTTTTCCAAGTGAAAATGAATTCCTATCGTCTTCTATTAAGTCATTATAATTTGTCTCCAAAAATGGTTCATAAAATGTCTGAGTGTGTCTTGTAAAAAACCCAACGGAATATGTTCCTGTCGTTCCACTTAAGTTTTCAACCTGTGGTAGATACGCAATTCCCCAACCAGTGTTATTAGGAATACCACCATTCAATAGGTTGTTAATTTCCTGAGTCATATCAAACTCAATGTTTTCATCACCAAACTCAAAGTGTTGGGTGTCCACAATGGTTAAACCGGAGTATGGGAATAATCCACCGTTCTGGTTGTTATAAATTCCAGGTTGTTCCCAGATACCAATAGTTGTTGTTTGGTACCAGTTACTAGGTCTATCAGAATAATTTTTATCGTTTTGTATTTCAGTAATAACATCAAAGTAATCATACCCAACACCCTCATCCCATATCTGTGGTTGTTGTGGATCTAGATTAACGTATGGTATTCTAAATAATATTAAATCAAAGGATGTTGATCTCAACCTACCTTGTGATGTTGACGTATTTAAATAATCTTTATCAAAAAAAGATGTATTTGTCATTCTTAAAGTGTGGGTAATACCAGATTGACAGTCAGTTGATATCATCCCATTTTCAATTTTTTCTCTTAATAAACTTAGATCAATGTCAAATATAAATCTAGAAAACCCGGTTGGTAGGGATATATTCCCATCACCATAGTATAATTCCATAACAGGATTCCTACCTGTGTTTACAAAACTATTAGATATTAGGGTATTATTTCGACTAAAATATGAATTGTTAATTGACATTTACATTTTTACAATAAATATCAATTAATTCGAATATTTTGATTTAAAATGGTTGAATCAGCTTCTAATAATTTTTTAAGGATATCTGACTTAAGTGTTCCGTCAGTACCAACCGGTATTGGAGCTTCATTTATGTTATGGACATGTGAGAAAACAAACTTAGTTAAAAGTGTTAAAAATGACATTAATTCATCACCCCTAACCATTGGATCCGTCTTATAAATAATCTCGTCAAATTTTTCTCTAGGTATACCATACAATGTATCTTTTAATGAAAATTTTTCTTTAGACGGTATTGATTGTTTGTGTGATAATAAATAAATAAAATCCCCCCCATTTGTGGTGTATGTTACCGGATCCGGAACAAATGTTTTATTTTGTACTATGGTCTTTTTTAGTTCAGGTTGTGGGTTTATAACATTCTTTAACCACACGAGAGCGTACCCATTTTGAGTATCTGATGGGGATAATTTTATTTTATTATAAATTTCAATTAGATTGTTATATTCTATCGTATTATTCGTACTTAATGTGTCAAGATTAGATTTTACGGGTCTAAACACAAATGGGAATTGATCACTAATTGTTACCCCGGGTTCAGATGGGTATGACACATATCCCGGAATATTAATTTTCCCGTTATTAAATCCACGAATAAATGAGTTAATTAGTAAAGTTGTCTCAAGTACCGTTTTATTTGTAAAATTTAGTTCAAACAAAGTATTCCCAATGTATTCATCTAAAGGTGTGTTTACATTGATTACACTACTTAATGTACTTTCTACCGGTTTTAAACTATACAATTTAATTGATCCATCAAATGTGATTCCACTAGGTGATGGTACGGTGTTTAAATTTGATATTTCCCATTCTATTAAATTCTTAACCTGTCTGGGGGTATATGTTAATTCCTCCTTTTCAGTTACCGGTCCTAAAGTTTGTTGTATACCGAATTCAGAAACCTGTACGAATGACCGACTATCATTTAATCTAACTGGAACAACTGGATTCCCAGATGGTCTAGTTTTACCAGCTCTTATCAATACATCATTTGACGATTGACTAGTTTTTAGTATGATGTCACTTGACCCACGACCAAGGAAACCGTTGTCACCGGGAAGGGGGTATATACCACGTAGATCGACATCAATATCACCGTTTGTTTTATTTCTAATTTGTTTAGCTTGTTTTAGTATTTGACCATCAGCTAACATTGATTTTGAATTTGGGAAACTTTCTAGACTATTGAACCATGGTCTAGATATCGGTCCTTGAATGTAAAATTTATTTCTATCTAGTCTTTCCTCGGTGTTATAATAAACAACATGTACGTATTCACCAACTAGTGGTACTTGGTTTAAATAATATGGGATTAGTGGTAAGAAAATTAGTGGGTCATCTAGTGACCACTCTTTTGACTCATCCCAATCTGGGGGGTAAATATCAGTTTCGGGATCTGGTGTTGTTGGATACACACGTAGTCTACCTAACATTAACGGATCCACGTTATTTAATACTCTACCTTCATATATGAATTTATTTTTTTGTCGCATTTCTTTCCTCGTATTCCTTTAATAAAATATTATAAGTTAACTCCAATTTATCAATATGACTTGTTAGTTTTAATAAATTTTCTTTAGTTAAATCAAATTCTTTTTTGATAAACTCAAGAGCTAAAACTAAATCTTTATTTGATTTGTTTTTATGGTCCCTAATAATTTCCAAAACTTGATTTGATTGTACCAGGTATTCGTTAGTTTCAATGTTCATAATTATATTTTTTTACCATATAGTATTAATGGGTCCGTTTGGTTTATTGGATTGACGCTCAATGGACTTAACGCTATTTGGACTTGTCCGTTTTCACTTTCCTCTTTATCGATACCGTCAATAATCGCTTTTATTGAAGCTACAAATTTATTTGGTGATCCATCTGGCATTGGACCGGTTGGTATCCCTAATTTATCCAGTTCGTCAACAACATTTACAAAAGCTCTAGTTGGTGAGAACCCACTTAATAACTTTGAAGCTAACAGTAACGGTAATGGTATTGTGTTACCAAATGATCTGAAAACTTTTGATGATAAATCCAATAGATTTAACAATTCTTGTATGACGTTTTTACACTCTCGATAATCTGTTGTTCGTATTAAATTAGCTATCGAAACTAGTAGTTCACTTAAAGATAATATTATTGTTAACTTTTTATTAGTTTTTTCTTTTAAAATGTCAGTGGTTATTGATTTTATTAAACTTTTTAAGTCTTTTTTAATTATGTCAAATAATATTTTAATGAACAGTGACCCAATTTTTGTTACTAGTTCGGTAAAAAACTTTTTAAAGTTTTTCGCAAACTCCGTAAATGATGAGATTTGATCATCAAATGATTGACCTAAAGCTTTTATCATGGTCATTATTGGTAATAATACTTTTGGTGATAATAATGTCGTTACCATAGCTTTTGGAAACTCTTTCAGAAATTCGGTATCAACGTCTATTTCCAACGGTACCCAACCTGGATTACTAGTTAGTACTTCCGGTAGATTAGAAGCTTCGTCAATTACAATTGAGTTGTTTTCATCCTCAATAAAATTAAGGTTATTAATAGCTTCGATAATACTGTCCGAATCTACTGGTAATTTTACATTAAAACAATCGTCAAACTCAACCACACCTAATTTTATGTCGGATATTTTTTGGTCTATAATTCTCAAATCAATATCTGTAAATTCCCAGAAAGATTCATCAATGTTGTCACTACTTGACACTTTAGCTGATCCAGATACGTCAATCTCAGTATTTGGGTCATAACAAAGTCCGAGTAATCTTTTTATTAAAAGTAAAAATTTTTCAAATTCACCTAAATCTATTTTTCCGGTTCCCTTTTTTATTGAAATGGCACCGGACAACTGGTTCATCACATTTGAAAAGAAGTTCTTTAAATCAATTAATTCTATTGTTGAGTAGTAGTCATTTAAAAATTCGGACACTTTATTTATCGTGGATCTATTTTTTAATTCAATTTTGTAGAAGTTACCAACGATTATGTTACCACTAACTGGGTCCGGGTAAGATTCAACATATGTTATGTCGAATAAATCTTGACCGGACGTACCTTTATATGACGATCCACTTGTTGTTGAAAACGGTTGATTTATTTGTTGTATCCTTTCATACAATTCTTTATTCATGGAAAATGGTGTACTACCATAGGATATATCTTTTGACTCATAACTTATCGACCCTATCAGGGTGTCATATGGTTCTTGTAATAATTTATTAAAATCGATGTTTGAAACCTTAACATAAACGGTTTGATTTTGATATAACTGATCCTCAGAACAACCTATAGCTTGTATTGATGTTTCAGTTAGTAATTCAAAAACTTTAGGTTTTAATTCATTTAAAGCTGTTATAAAGGTTCTTTTTAAATAACTTTTAGTTTGACCACCATTATTATTTGTGATAAAAATTAAGTCCAACATTTCATCGAACTGACTTTTAAGTTCTTTTTGGTACTTACTTTTTAGTTTTTTAGCCTCAGACAATTGAGTGGTGATATCCGACTTTTTTTGTTCAAAAGTATCACCGGAGTTCTTTTTTAATTCTTTTTCACCCTCCTTAAATTGTTTATACTTTTTAAGTATCGATGATTTAGATTTAATTTTTTTATTGTCATTAATATCATCTAAAGCCATTATTTGTTCATTTTGTAGGATTTATCTGACGTATCCTTTTCTATTAAAGATTTTAGAACCTCATCATCTAATTCAAGATCAGACAATGTGAATTCTTCCTGTTTATCCTGTGACTTTTGCCACATTTGGGATTGCAACTTAGATAGTGATAATTTTTTCTCAACACAGTCATTTATGATCTTTTGTTGTTTTTCGATTACAGGACCAATTAGTGTCATATCTTCCGGTTCTTTCATCATTGTTAACATTTTATTTTGGATTCTTATCGCTGTGTTTCTTTGTTCCACAATTTCGTTGTAGATTTCCTGCATTAAAGCTAACATTGAGTCTTTGGTTAGATTTATCTCTTTTTTTGGTGGTCTTGGCATAACTATAAATATCTTTTTTGTTATTTTAGTAATTCATTTAAAATTTCATAATATAATTTTTTATATCTTTTTAATGAATTTCTAATTTCTTTTGTTGATAGGTTAGTCATTTCACGAAGTTCAAATAATACAATATTCTTATTAAACTTATTATTATCATTATTATCGTTAAATGTTGATGGGTAGTTTTGGAATATATCAAACAAAGCATTACCTAATCTAACCTCCTGTTCCGATATGTTTTTTTCGGACATTGTATCCTTAAGTTTTGATAGGAATTTTTTTATAATTTCTTCAGTGGTTAAATTATCATTATCCAAGTAATAAATCATGTCCGGCATGTTCTGAACATCTGTTGATATATCCTCATATGATATTTTCCTATTGGTATCTTTTTGGTCCTTCATTATTTGTCCCATAAGATAGTTCTTACATATTGTACCAAAATATGAATACGCTTTTTTCTCCTTTGAGGGTTTAAATTTGTCAATTTTGGTCATTAAAAACGAATGTGTATCCATATGAATTTCATCAAAATTCATATCTTTTCGGTACAATTTATATCGTCTAATGATTGACGATATCATTTTATCTAAGGGGTCCTTTAGAAACTCGTTATAAATTTTATTTTTCTCTTCAAAAGTATTGGCGGTTAGGTATTCCCTAACCGCGTTTTCCTCTCTCTCAGCGAAGTAATTTTTTACTTTTGGTTTTCTACCCTTCTTTTTCTGTTCATTCTTGTCATCTAAAATATTTAATTCATTGGTCATTAAACTTCTTGGGGTTCATATTTTATATCACGTTGGGTTGTGTAATGGTATTCTTTTTTAGCTGAGTCTATCCAGAATTTAACCTCATCATCAGACATCACCTCACTACCATTTTTGTAATTCCAAAATAATGAACCTTCTCTAAAATTCATATGTTTATAACCAATTTTTGGTATTGACATAATTCTTGGGGTGTTGGTGGTTAGTCTAAGTAAAAACTCATAACCAAAAGTTAATTTTATGTTTGTTTTAAATTTACCAATCTCTAAAAATGTATCTCGTTTAATCATCATTCCTGATATCTGAAAATTCTGATAGTTTTGAAGGGTGTCATTAGTTAAATAACCCATCTCTTGTGAGAAATTAGCCGCAAATGTAGCTTCATTTGTAAATCCAACAAAAACACCTTTATCATTAACGTCAACAACAATTGGTAAAAACGCGTTAATATCTTTGTAGATATTGGAATAGGTGTTAAAGTTTTTAAACCATATATTTGAGTATTCATCGTCAAATTCAATAAATGAAACCCATTCAGATTTGGACATCTCAAACCCGTGGTTAACTTGGGAACAAAAATTAGGTTCGCCAGTCCACTCCTCAAATATAACATTTAAATCACCATAATCGTGACTTTTAATGTGGTTAGTTAAACTTGTTTCATTACAATAAACAATTATTAATTCGTCCACATATTCTTTTTGATTTTTAACGGATTGTATCGACCTATTATATAAATCCTCAAAAAATGGTGATTGTGATGATTTTAGAGGTAATACAACTGATATTGTTTTTCTATTTTCCATATTATTCTATTGTTTCTAATTTATTTAATTGTTCAGAAAATGACTCAATTCTAGTTGAGATCATTTTATCAAATGTTGATACCACATTATTATCGAAATCTGATTTATTTACAAATTTTGACACTGATGATTCCATAGATGTATATAATTCCGGATTAATATTATCTTCCAACCAATTTTGTATAAAATCAGATATTACATCAACTACCATATTTTGGTTATTTATCCAAATACCATTATCTTCATTCATCCATTCGGGCACCATGTTTGGTACTAAACCTATTACCGGTACACCACACTTCATTGATTCCAATGGGAATGTACCAAAACTACTAGTTGGGTCAATCCAAACGGACACGAAAGCTTCTTTAACACCGTTGGAGAAATCCGAAACAGTTAAACCACGTAGATCTCTAAATGTTATCCATCGATATTGTGGATACTTAGTATAAAATGTTTTTACTAAATTAATCGTGTCTCTATGTTCTCTAGTGTGAATTGCTACGATTGTTTTTGGTGGGAATTCTGATTTTGTGAATTCATCAGAAATTACCGGTTCGATAACATCAACCGAAACATTCCTCATTACTGACTCAATATAGTCCTTTTGTTTTTCTGAAGTTGTTATACATTTTAAAAACCCTAATTGTGACCACGTTTGACCAGGTTGTAAGGTTTCAAATATATAATCATATGATTGGCTAATGACAATTTTCCCACATGGTAATTTTGTTATTTGATCCATTATGAACCCATAAATTTCCGGGATGATTATTAAATCTTCAGGTGACACTTCCAGGTTTTGACCATCAATAGATTTATGTACCAATTCATTCATATATTCCTCACCTAACCAACCAGAAACACCGACATAATCATTTTTTTCATGTAAAATGATCGAATTGTATCCTGATCTCTTTAGAGTTAAAGCCATGTCATAAATGTAAGATACTGAAGCTTTAGCGTTACCTCTTGTGTCTTGTACTAAGAAATAAATCCTAGACGATTTGTCCTTCATGTTTTGAATGGACCTTTCCAACTTTGTAATTTGTTCCGTATTCATATTTTATATTTTATTTATTATTTTTTTAACTAATAATGTATTAAAAGCTATTTTAAAAGGTATTGATAACTCAGTGGTTTTCATACCTAAATTTTCATCAATTTCACCACCTTCAGTTAAAATGGTCTCAACCATCGATTTAACAGCTTCGTATTTCACAAGATGGATTTGTGTTTCACCGGAATCACCAATAAACTGGACGTATTTTTCCATTTTATCTAGATCGATGTAGTAATTTTCATTGAATATTGAAAACATCATTTTTTATATTTTTTATTACTTCGTTAAGTTCCGATAATGTATGTATTTCATATTCGGAATATACGTGTTTATTATAATCGGTAACAAATTTTATTACCGTTTTATCCTTTGGTTTATTTAAAATTAAGTCTGGGTTTGATGTTATTAAAATGTCAACTTGATTCCACATTTTTGGTTTTGTGATCTCACTATAAAAAAATACTTGTTCAACCAAACACCCAAACTTAGAAAGAAAAAATAACGAAGCTGGTTTTGACTTACCAATTTCATCAGAAACTATGGATATTTCATATTCATCTCTATTATCGTAGTAAAAATCATTTAGGACATTGAATGTATTCATTTCCGTTGATGGGGAGTGACCAAAAAGTTCCATGGTATACTCCTCATACATAAACGAATATAATTCATCTTTATCCCTAAATTTAAAGTGCTTTTCTAAATCGAGTGAGGTCACATCACTCAGTATTTCATATTTAAACTCAGTAGATTCTAAATGACTGACATTCTCAATAATTTCAGTAGTATCACCGGAAATTAAATCCAAATTCATATCGTAAGTTTGTTCATTAAATTGGGGTGTTTCGATTAGGTATCTCTCATATAAATTTTTAAACTTACCTATAGTATCTCTAAGTACCCCATTAATTTCAATTCCTATTTTCGTCATCGTATTTTTCTAAAATTTTACCAATTAATGGGTTTCTAACATTTTTAGCGTCCCTAAAATCGTAAACCCCAATATCTGAAACATTTTTAAATCTTTGTAGTGCGTCATAAAGACCAGACTGTTTCTTATCTTTATATCGATCCGTTTGTTCTAAATCACCAGATATAAAAAACTTACTATTAAAACCAATTCTTGTCAATAGTAGTTTCATTTGGTTTGGTGTTGAATTTTGAGCTTCCTCAAATATTAGAATAGAATTATCGATATTCATACCTCTCATGTAAGCTAAAGCAAAGACCTCAATTATTTCAGCTTCCTTTAATTTTTCTCTAGCTTCTTTACCTATTATTTTGTTTAATAGATAATACGATGGGAAAATATATGGGTCTAGTTTTTCCTCTAAATTACCTGGTAACGATCCAAGTTTTTCTTCAGCTTCCACAGCTGGTCTAACGATGATAATCTTTTCATATGAATTATCTGGATCCATAAGTAGGTCAACAGCTGCTTTCATTGAGATGTAACTCTTACCAACACCAGCTGGTCCAGAACAAACCGTTATTTGGTTATCCTTTAATATGTTGTAATATTCTCCCTGGTTTGGTGACAAAAATTTATTTTTTTGTCTTTTTTTTATAACTGAATTGATGAATTCCTTTCTTGAGAAAGGTTTAACCTCATCGTTTGCTGTTTGTGTATTTTTTTTCCTACTTGTCATATAATGAATAATAACTTATTTTTCCATTATATCAAGTTTTTATTATAAATCTAAGTGAATATATTTACCCTTACTTGATTTTGGTGTTTTCCAATCATCACCAAACCTATCAACCAAATACTCCTCGATAGGATCTAAAAATGGTAACATACCATATTTAGTTGGTAATTCTTTCACACCAAAATTAGGTTTAACAATGAAACCTTTTTTTTGATGTACATAACCGTATTCCGACACTGTAACTAATTTATCTTCTAAAATATCATCATAGTAGTAATATATGTCAAAAATACAACCATTTGTATCAATATAAGCTGTTTGTATTGGTCTTCTTCTCCATTCCATGGTTCGAATAAGTTTAAAACCATCTAATACAACGTGTGATTGACCTATCTTGGACCTAACACCAATATCGATATCGGTATCACTTGGTATAAAGTCACCGTCTCGATACAAACCAATAGCTGTACCAGCTGAAATCCACCAGGAACAATTTAACTGTGATTTAGCCTTACTTAAAGTATCGTTAACATTTTTTATTGACGATAATTTTTTTTCACTAAACCAAGAATGTGTCTTAACAATTAAATCTTTCATTTTTTACAAATAAATGAAATTTGTTTAGTTCCAAAATCACTTTCAATCTCTTCCGGATATATTTTATTAACTTCAATTATTTTAAAATGTTTTTCGATAATCCTAAACATTGTAGGTATTGTTCTGTAAATTGAACTATAATTTGAGTTTAGTTGTTCCGAAAAGGTATCGACAAGTATGTCTTGTGTCTCCATTGAACATGGTGACTTTATATAAATTAAGTCGGACTGAATTCTACTTAGATTATCGTGAATTATATCTTCATCAAATAAAAACGGAATAACACCGGAAAATACAGTAACGTCTGTTTTTGGTAAATCCACCGGATTGTAACAATCGTAATAACCCGTGATAGCTGGTATGTTCACCATCATTTTTTCAGCGATATCAAAAGCGTAAAATGTTTCAATGTTTGTTAATTCTTTTAAACATTTAATTAAAGCTCCGTCACCACAACCTAAATCTAATAAACTACCTTTATCTTTAATCTTAGGTATTAAGTAATTTAACTCGTGTAAACGTCTATCTTTTATTGTTCCATAGTTTGGGTATTGTTCTTGGTTCACCCAAAATTTTCTAGCTGTGTCTTTTCCCATATTATCTCATTTTTTTAGATTCTAATATACCACTTCTCGGTATAAATTTACATTTAACATTATTTATTTTACACCATTCGAGTACTTCTTCATTTCCAGATAACAATAATTTACCAAAAGGGTCTGATTTTTGTTCGGTTAATTTACCACTAAATTTTACAACCCTTACACCAATATTTTCTATTTCGGAAACAATCTCATCTTGTGTGTACTTTGAATTTGGTGGTACATCGTTGGTTACAACTACAGTTAAATTATAATCCTTTTTTAATTTTAAAATAGTTGTTGCGTGACCAAAGTGTGGAGGGTTAAATTTACCAACAAAATAAGCTTCAGGTTTCATCATATTTATTTGTTTTTGTATATATGACCTGGTTTCGTCAATCTCATTTAAATATTTTTTATTATGATCAATCTCCTCATTTATTGTACTATCATAAACCAAATGACTACAATCCCTTTTTTCACCAATTTTTAATGTGGACAGATCAGTAGGTATGTCATCCTTAGTAAAAAAAAACTTATGTCGTGTTGTCCTTGGTTTTAATAGTTCACATCTATTTAAAATATCATACTTTGTCAATCCAATACCAGTACTTATTCTCTCGTCAAGGTAGTCTACCCACAATACCGGGATATTCAGATACCCATTTTTATAAAAAAATACATATCTATGACTACCATCCAAAATTGTCCCACTATTAATATCGGCGATTATTGGTTTATTTACCACACCGTTAATCATTGATTCTAAATTTGACAGGTGGTGTTTAAATACTAATTCTAACGGGTTTAGTCTGTTAATATCCACAATCTCATATATTGGGTATTTTTTCATATTAAAATAAATTTATCTTTTATTTTATTCATATTTTCTTTAATCACCGGAAGTAGATTATTTAAATAATCGTATTTTAATTTTTCCAAATTTTCCGGATCATCGTTTCTGGTTTGGGACTCATAATGGTAAGCTACACAATCTGAACAAGTGTAATTCTTTAAACCCATGGATAGAGTTTTAATATTTAGCTCAACATCCTCGAAACAAGAAATATATTCTTGGTTAAACATACCAGATTTAATAAATAGTTCTTTTCTAATCATAAGTAATCCACCGGTATTTCCAAAATTTTCAACAATACCAGTACGGTAATTATAATAATTTTTTAAATTGTGGTGTCCTACCTGTATTGAATTATTTGTTCTTAATAACCCAACAAACACGCCGTCGTGTTGTATCGTGTTGTCCTCAAAATGTAATCTGGACCCAACCGTACCAGTTAAAAGTTTGGTATTATAAACATTTAACATGCCACCAATTACATCATTTAATACCTTAATGTCGTTGTTACAGAATAACAAAAATTCATAATCATCATTAATATGATTTACTACAACGTCATTATTTATTTTAGCGAAATTATAATAATCATATTCTATTAGTTTTATATTACCAATGGGTAATACGTTTTCTATAATTAATGATTTCTCAAGATCATTAGATCCGGTGTCAGCGATAAAAACATCAAACAATTCTTTGTCACAATTTTCATATAATGAAACAATACAACTTGTTAATAAGTCGACTTTACCTTTTGTTGGTATTATAACAGCTACTTTTTTTTGTTTTTTATTTTTTTTAAAATTTATTTCCGGAGTGTAAATGATTTCCGGTTTTAAATCTAATGGGAGTACATCACCCCATTTAGTTAAAAACTTTGACTTAGACTCAAAAAACTCTTGGTTTGGTTGACCCACAGATTGGTGGGTTATCTCAAATGAGGAAGTAACTCCAATCTTAACACCGTCCATAAAGTTTGGGATACAAAATAAATGGTCATAAAAATGAAATTTACCTATCGTCTCATCAAAATTATGTTTTATTTTTGTTTTATCAAAAGACATAAATAAACCATCAATTGTCACTACTGGGATTATGAATGGTAATTTTGGTGAATACTTACTTAAAAATTTTTTACCTCCCTCCGGATGGTGATATACCTGACCAACCATTGTTTGTGACATCCTCTCCCAATAAACACCCGATTCTGGGAAATAACAAGATCCAGCTTTCCCAATGATACCAAATTCAGGGTTATTAGAAAAATCATTCAATAATTTTTTACCCCAATTCCTTTCGAGTTTTATGTCATTGTGACAACAAACTACAATGTCATAAACTGATATTGTAATTCCTGAATTATAGATTTCAGACAGTGAATATTGATTATTGTTTTCATATTCCAATATTTGAACATCAATTAGCCCAACTGTATCAAGTAAGTGTTGTTTAAATTTAGAGTTGTATTCCGAATCCTTGTGGGTCGAATAAATAATCGTTATCATATTCCAGTACTACCAAAACCTTTATCAGATCTATCTTTATCTTCTATATTATTAACCATATTTAGTTTAATCCATTTACCACAAACTACGGGGGATAACACCCCTTGAGCTATTTTTTGACCTTTTTGTATTTTTATTTTTTCTTTTGTGGTGTTAAATACAATTACTTTTATTTCACCGGTATATCCTTGATCTACGGTTCCTGGAGAATTTAATACCATTAAACCTTGTTTTAAAGCTAAACCACTTTTTGATCTAATTTGGATTTCATAACCTTCTGGAATGTCAAAGTGTATTCCGGTTGGAATTAGTGTTCTGTCAAATGGGTCGATGTCGATTTCATCAGTTGAATGTAGGTCAAATCCTGAATCTGTTGGATAAGCGTATTTTGGATATACCGAGTTTTGATTTGATACACTATAATTAACCGTTAATTTATTATTTGATTTCAACATCTCATCTTCTAGTTCTTTGATGTCGAATCCGTGACGTTCAATTACATCGTTAACAACAAGGTTCTCAATCTCGTCGTTAAATAATCTTTGTAAATCATCAATTTCTTTTTTTAGATCATCTAAGTTATTATTTTCCATTTTACTGTAATGATTTTAATTTTTTTATTGTATCCACAAGTACAACAACATCTCTTTCACAATATTCCGATATCTCTTTCAACATACCCTTATCCCAATAACATTCATGTACCTTATCACCAGTAACTTCACCACCTTTTGGTGTTGGTATATCTAGTGAGGTACACATTAAGTCTAGTGATCCAATAGCGGTATAAGCTCCGTACTGCCAAATTTCACGAGTATCAAGTGCTTTAACCTCCCATGGTTTTGTGTCAAAAGAAGGTAGTATTGATGGTGGATTTAAACCATTAATTATCATTCTTTTAGCCATCATCGGTATATCAAAATTCTTGAGGTTGTGACCACAAAGATAGAAGTCTAATTTACCACATCTATCTAATAATTTTTGAACGTCAAGTAAAAGTTGTTTTTCGTCATCATTTGAAAATGTCTGTTGTTTAATTTCACCTTTTTCTGTGACAAAAGCCATTGATACACAGACTATTTTAGCGAACTCTGGCACCAAAGCTGTTCTAGTCGAGAATACAATATTTTTACGTTCGTCTAAGTTTTTACCGGCAATAGCGTCTTCCGGGAATCTTTTTAAAAACCAATCAAAATACTTATCAAATTGACCAGCTAGTCTTGGATTCATGTCAAGACACGAATCATAATCTTTAGTTATTCCAACAGTTTCGATGTCTAGGAATAAAATTTTTGTAATTGGAATTGTTATCATTTTTATTTAATTAAGGATTTGTAAAATTCAGCTCTTTCTTTCGTAACATTATTTAAATCATATCGATCTTTAACGGTTTCGTATAGTCTTTCACCCAAATCAGTTATCATGTTTGGGTTATTCACTAGTTTTTTAATGTACTTGGACCAATCTCCGTGATTTCGATGTTCATCGACTAATAAAGCGTTACCATCAGTAAACTCACCATTTTTTAAAGCGTGTTTTAAATCGATCGTGTATGGACCAACATTTGAAGCTATTAAAGCTTTTTTATAGAATCCGGCCTCAATAACTTTTAATTGTGATTTCATACGATTAAATACGTGATTTTTTATTGGTGCCAATGATATATCAAATTTAGAATAATTTCTAGCGTATGTGTTTACCGGTCTAGTCCAAACTCTAACATAATTTTCTTTCTCGACTCCAGGATAATCGTTCTCGGTAAATGTATTTAAATAATCACGATATTTTGGTGTAATGATTTTATAATTATCGGTAAATATTTCCTCATATTTAACCCAAACAGTTTCTTCTGGCCTTATTGGTCTTTGGGTTTTTTGACCGGTTTGTTTGTTAATTTCAGTCACCTGTCCTCTGGTATCAAAACCACACACGAAAAATTGTAATTTATCCTGTACGGTACTTAATTTAGATACCATCCCATCAAGTAACTTTAAATCGTGTAAATGTGATGACCCACCTAACCATCCAACTCTAATTTTATCTGATGGTTGTGTTGTTTCTGTAAATTGTGGGTCTTTTGGGTCTACAGCATTTGGGAAAACGACAACGTTTTTGTTTATTTTTCTGATTTCGTCAGCGAAAATTTCTGTGGTTGTAATCACATATGAGGAAACCTTTAAATTGTTTCTTATTTTTTCGTGTATTTTATTTTGTAGTATTAACTGGTGTATTGGGTGTTCTGGTGTAGGTAACCAATAATCATCAATATCAGCCACAACAACAATCCCCATTGATTTTAATTTTTCAATTATTGTTACACAATTATCATAATCCTGTCCAATATTTCGATGAAAATGAACAATACTATAATTTTTCCAGTAACTAATATCATCAATTCTTGGGTTGTAGTCTATGTCAACGTGAAAATCGTTAGGGTACATATTTTGTAGTTTAACATGTGGGTCAACACTTCTAAATTTACCAACACCAGACTGATCTGATGGTAATACTAATACTTTAATTTTTTCCATAATATTTTTTATTCTTGTAAAAGTATACCAAAAAAAACAAAAAATATCAACCTTTATAAAAATAAAAAACCCCAATCGAGATGATTGAGGTTACAAATATACGGTTATTTTATTAATTACTGCTGTATTTTTTTTATTTTAGTTAGTCTACCTTCAAAAATGTGTTTACCAACTCTAAATTTAAACGCTTCGTTACTTTTTGTTTCTGATTCGGTAAGTATACCGTTCTCCCTTAGTACGTCCTCGATGACCTCACGAATCACTGACTTTAGGTCGGTTGATGTGTTCTGAGATGGTTTTGTTATTTCCGACATCAGTTCACCATTAGCTTTCGTATTCATTAATCTTGAAGCTCTCTCAACCAATTCTTCAGATAAAACAGAGTTACTCTGTACCCCCATGGTTGGCTGTTGAATTGGATGTTCGATCATTAATTGTTTTATTTCGTCAGGTAAATTTGAATTTAATATCCTATCGTTAGTTGGTATTTCGTAATTACGTGTTACTGGTTTACTTTCCATTATCATTTCTTCCGGAATATTATACGATCCAGTTACTGGTTGGAAATTTTCAACTTGTGGTGTTGATAACCTACTTTCACTAACACTACCTCGGTTAATTGTATTGTGTTTCTCCATTATTTTTTTGGAGATCATTAATTTTTGTAATAATTCTTGTTCTGAATTCATATTATATTAAATTTGTTCTGGTCCTTCAGGTTCTACCGGTTGTATGGGTTCTACAGGTTCTACCGGTTGTACATTGTCGAACTTAGCGTTTATTATCACTCTGATCATACTTTTATCACCGAGTGGGTTATAGTCCGGTCTCGGTTCATTAAACGTCTCGGTGGTTGGTTTTAGTGTTATAATTTTGTCCAGTCGAAACATCCTCCAACTCGGTAACGGTTTTTCACCTAGATAAGCTCTATGTGAGGAACCTTCAATGTCCCAAGCACGTAAAACAGGATTATCCGATTTACTATACCCAAAACAAACGGGTTCAATTATCCTAAGACCACGACCACCAGGTTCATCACCCTCATAATAGATGATAACCCTTTTACGTTCTCTAATAGCTTTTACGACTGAATCAATAGAAGCTACTTCAAGAATAAGATCATTTAATGTATTGTAAAGTTTCATTACGCTGATGGTGTTGTGTACGGCTTGTCTTTTTGGTATTCATTAATTTTTATTTCATTAATTCTTTCAATGTTGTCAACTGAAGATCCACCATTTGTTGTGTCTAGGAAAGATCCGGTTCCTTTACCATATTCGTCACCATCACTAATAGCGTCAGGATTTGTTGATGAATAAGGATTTACGGGCTTATAATCATTTTTAGGGATTAATCTTTGTCTTTGTTGTTCTGCGATTTGTGACAACTCATTATTTGGTTGACTAAAATCTAAATGTTCTGTAGTCGGCATGTTAAATTATTTTTTTCATTATTTCGTTTATTCTCTTTAGAGATTCGGTTATTTTTAATTCATCAGTTAAATTACTATGATCCTTAGATGGTCTAACCATGTCACCTAACCACCCAAGATCGTCAACTAATTGTTGGTTAACGTCGTCAGGTACAAAGTCTCTTCTAATTTCTTTATATTGACTGTCATCGTTTCTCATGTCACCTAAAGTTTTATTAACCCAAGACCTCATATAGTCAGCTCCATTTAATATAAAGGGAGCGTCCTTACCGTCACCGGTATAATTGTCAAACCAATTTTTAATTCTACCGAGTTGTTGATATGTTACAGATCCGGTGTCTCTAAGTTCTTTGTTTCTCATATGTCCTTCGGTTGATGAGTTCGAGTCTGGAAACATATCGTAACACTTCTGTAAGTATTCAGTCACCTCTTTTGGTAATTCAATGACTTTTCCGTATAAATCTTTATTCACTTTTTTTAAAGTATTGGATTAGTTTATTGACACTTATACCTTCTTTTTCAGCTATTTTTTTAATGGAATCTATATTTCTTTTTAATATTCTAGATATTGTGTTGTCGTTATCTTTATTCACAACATCGTCCGATTTATTTTTTTTATTTAGAATAATCTCGTCGATCATTTTTACCATTTTATTTTTTTCGAGTTCCGTTAATTTTCTTTTAGTGAAACAACCTTTACACTGACCTCTTTTTTTCTCGTGTTTTAATTCTTTGTCAAGTTCTCTATCAAATCCTAAAACATTTAGACGATGATATCGTTCTATCGGATCCTCAACACCCATTTTTTTTAATATCTTATTAGCTTGGTCAAATGTTGACGCGTCTTCAGTTTCCTCATTACCAAATGATTTTGATTTGTCATCTTCATCAATTAAATCTTCAGATTCATCTTTTTCGGATTCACCATAATATTTTCTCATATATGGCCATTGATTTGTTCTAGCCATTCTAACCGTTTGGTCCATGGTTTTTCTAGGGTGTAATAGTTGATTTAAAATTGGATAACTGGAGCTATTAAATGTCCCGTCAGGTCCGATAACCTCATCAATCTCACCGTCAGATTTTTTTGGATCTTCTTCTTTTTTATAATTTTTTGGGACTTTACTGTTTAGTTTTATTCCAAGTTTTTTACTTAACTCAATAATGAATGGTGTAGCTATGGATGATCCTGGTAAAATTTGAAAAACAATTAGTGGTAAAATTTTTATAATATCTGTTGATTGATCTTTTATAAATTGTTTTTCCTCGTCTGTTAAATTAAATTTTCCGTCCTTTTTATAATCAAGAATTGATTTTGATAATATTTTACCAAGTATCCTAGTTTCAGACATTTCATTTTTAGCTCCATCAAGGTATTTTTTAAAATACCCTGTTATGGATTTTTGTGATATTGATTTATTTTTTTTATCGTCACTCATTAGTTAAACGTAATTGAATTTAGTTTTTAAATATAAATACTTTCATTTATTGTATTTATTATTAAAAAGTATGGCTCAACAGAATATTAATCAATATGTTTATCAGAAATATAAGTTAAATCTTATATCTGACAGTATGGATATGTCGTTAACGTCTGATGAACGTGATTACGATCAAGAGGTGATATTTTCACCGTATTTGATATCTGAAACTTATGGAAATAAGTTGCCAATTTATTTTGATACTAATAATTTACTGACCACAACACAACCGGATTTAACATGGAAAAACTATAACTATAATAATGTATTTGTTTCACAAAATTATTATAATCCAGATAATAGTAATTTTTGTAATTATTCGTCATCAACCTTATGTGATATTGGGTTAACTGGTATTGACAATGGTTTGGTTGATGTTATGACTGGTATTAGTTTAAACTATACGAACGGTTTATATGTTGATACATTTAAATTCGATAGATTATATTACGATCGGAGGATGAAAATGTTTCAGGTTACCGGTCACACTAAACAGTACGACATTTTTTCAGGTAGACCGGATAATACATTATATGAAATTGTAAGTAAAGTGGATCCGTTATATGGGTATTATCACGAACTGTATGGTGGTTTTTATCAGGGATTTTATAAATTGTTTGGGTATGATTATGACATTTTACCTGAAAGGATGAATAAGGGTTGGTCAATTGAAATGTTACTAAAACCTAGACTTTGTGATGAATACCCAATACTATCCGGTGAAACAACCTTAAATATTCTATATCCTAATAATAAAAATACGTTTTTTTATTTCGGAACAAGATCTGAAAATAAATTTTATCACTACGCTGATGGTTCACCAAAATGTTTAACTGGATACACTAGAGTAACCACCCCACTAGCGGATTGTTTACAAACATGTGCTTGTTGTTCTTATGAAGAAGAAATTGTGACTACTATGACAACAAACCAATCTGGTTATACACCCGATTATGTTTTAGAAAATATAACAAATAGTCGATGTATCTTTGTTTACCCACCCAGATCTAAAGATGGTAAACACGACCCACACATTAATTATGGATGTGATTTATGTGGTGGGGACTCAAAAAAAATATTAACATGTGGGTGTAGTTGTGGTGAGGATCCGTGTGACACGTGTGGGTGGGAATGTAGAACTCACACTTGTTTTGTTACAAAACATCCAACACCGACCCCAACACCAACACCTAGTCCGACACCTAGTTGTGAGTACCCAACTCCGGTTTGTACTCCGAGTTGTACCACTTGTGTTACATGTACCGATTGTACCGATTGTTCAAGTCCTGATGGTATTAAATCAATAGAGGATACCTGTGAAAAAGACCCACTTTGGGATTCATTATCTAACGCTATGTCGGTTAGATTTTCCGGGAACCCAAAAAATCCTAAAATTTGTGTTAGAGTTTTAAAATTCACCGGGACCTGTGAAACAACTGGGGTTACTGATAGTAATCCAACGTTTACGACAGGTTATACTGTTGTTAATTATTGTTCACCAAATGGTGTGTACGACTATTGTGAGAAACGTAATATTAAATTTTTAGATATTGAGAAATGGTTACAGATTGATGTGGTTTGGAGTAGGTATACGTATTTGGATTTTTGTGATTTAAAGTATTTTGGTGGTCTAGGTGATATTAGTGAGATAAAATATTTAGACTCTTTAGCTAATGATACTGTTAAATTAATTTCACCTCCGGTTACTAACGGGTTAAAGGTCCCACAAACTGTGGAATTGGTTAATCTTAATAAGAAATGGTTAGATGAGGTAAAATATAGGATGGGTAGATTGAAGATCTATGTTAATGGTAAAAGATTTTTCACTATTGAGGATTTTGAGGAGGTTATTCCTAGAGCGTTACACACAGATAAAGAAAAACAAGTGGGTGTACCGTTTAATATTTCTTGGGGTGGTGGTACTCAGGGGTTACATGAAAATTTAACGTTTTCATCGTGTACCGGGTTAACATCAAACTACATTCAAGATCCGGAATGTTTCCCCAATAATATACTAAGTGGGACAACATTTTCAAAATTAAAAACTAACATTTTATTAGAACAAAATTTTGGTGGCTACTTTGAAGGGGGGATAACACAATTTAGAATGTATGTAGAACCATTAACTTCGTCCGAAGTTAAACATAACTTTAAAATACTAAAGGATAGGTTTGACATGTTTGATCCCGATTGTCCAAATTGTGATACCAAATATTGTGAACCAAACGATTTAACATACACCATAAACAACTACACAACAACAACGACAACTGGGACCTAAAAAAAAATAGTAAACCTAAAATTTTCTTAAGATATTAACTATTTATAAAAAAGTAAATAAACAAGATAAAAAAAAATTAATAATGGCAATTATAATTCAACAAGCTGGTGTAGCCGGATCAACATTAAGAGACCTTAATAGTAATAGTACTTTAGGTTCTTCCAGTACCGTTTCAGGTGGTCAATCAAACCGAGCTGATTTCAATCACGCTACCGTATCGGGTGGTTTTTCTAATACCGCTAATAGTAACTGTTCGATCGTTGGTGGTGGAGCTTGTAATAAAATATTTGGTACTTCAGCCAATTTAAATACAATTGGTGGTGGTTGGAGAAACACGGTAGCTGGTACGGGAACGTTTTGTTCCGTTGTTGGTGGTGGTGCTTGTAATACTACCTTATCACCTGAGTCAACTATTGTTGGTGGTCTTGGTAATAAAATTTTAGACGGGAATACTGATTCATCAATACTTGGTGGTCGAGAAAACCTAATATTAGGACCTGGATCATTTCATGGTGTAATTGGTGGTGGTAGAAGGAATACCGCTTATGGTTTGTCAGCAACAATCGGTGGTGGGTCATTTAATACATCTTGTTCCAATGAATCAACAATTGGTGGTGGATGTATGAATACAATAACAAAATTTACAACTAATCAATGTCAAACATTTGGTAACTTTATTGGTGGTGGTAGTTGTAACACTTTAAACGCTTCAGTAAACTGCTACTCAGTTATTGGTGGTGGTTTTAAATCATACGTAAATGGGTGTATTTCATTTGTAGGTGGCGGTCAGTGCAACTCAGTGTTATCAAACTACTCAACAATTGTGGGTGGGTGTGGTAATACAGCTGGATCAACCGGAGCTTCATCATTTATTGGTGGTGGTTTATCAAATACTGTTAATGCTAGAGCTAACACAATTGGTGGTGGGTGTAAAAATACAACAACAAACTTATACTCAGTCATTGGTGGTGGATTTGGAAATACGGTCACTGGTGATTATTCTGGGGTTCTTGGTGGATGTAGTAATACTGTAACTGGTAGTCACTCATTTGCGGTATCTGTGAATTCAAAAGTTACAGGTAATTGTACTGTAGCTTTAGGTGGATCAGCTATTAACGCTTCGGTTAGTAATTCAGTATACGTACCAAAATTAAATATTCGAGATTTACCTAACAATGTACCAGTTTACGGTTTGGGTATTGACTCTAACGGATTTGTTGTTAAATCATTATCACCCGGACTTAACTGTGTTGTTGATGGTATTTTAACTGAGGGTTTACCAACATCTCTAAACCCACAGGTACCTTCAATATCAACATCATTATTGACAGGTGATTTACAGTTGATAAACTCAAGTGTCTTGTATGATGATTATTTAAATTCATTCGACCCATCAACTGGTGTTTGGACTTGTCCGGCCACTGGTAGGTGGAACATCGGATATTTTGCTCACATGACCGGACCAGATCCGGTGAACGGATGGTTATCACTAAATGGTATGATATACGCTGGAATTGTAAATTTCACAACAAACGAAGTGTACGCTGCTAGTACCTATTACCCAACAAACGTACAATTATACGCTGATATAAATGGGGGTCAATGGGGTGTTCAATTAACAGCTGGTGATCAGTTATGTGTTAGAATAACAAACACAACATTACTTACTTACACACCTGTAATTGGTGGAACTGACTACATAAGATTTTCAGCACAAAAAATAGGATAATAAAAAATAAGAAAAAATAAAAACTATGAATTTAGATTCAATAAAGGGGAGGATTACCGAGATATTTAATTCAACACCGTCAGACGTACATGTTGGGTTTGGTTATAGAATTAAAGATGGTAAGCTGACCAACGAGGTTGGTTTTACATACCTGGTCTCCAAAAAAAGACCGATTCATGAATTGTCCGAAAATGAGATTTTTCCGGAAAAAATATTACATGATGGTGTTGACTACCCAACAGACGTTGTTGAGGTTCCTAACGTTCAAGCTTTTGGGACGTACTGTTATGGTAATGGTACTAACGAACCACCTAACTCATGTTTTAGTTTTACAGACCCATTAACACCGCCAGCAAATCGGAATTATACAAGACCAATTAAGGGTGGAGTCGGTATATTCCCAACTACAGCTGTCAACGCGGGTACTCTTGGGTTTGTTGCGGTTGATATTGCAACACAAGCACTTGTTGGTGTAACGAATAATCACGTAGTTATATCGTCATCAAATGACGCATTTTTTACTGGAGAAAGAAATTTAAATAGTCCAGCTATCTTTAATGAATTATTCCCAATAAATGAAATACAAAATCCAGCTACGTGTGATTCAGGACCTTTTATACCAGCTTATAAGATTGGTAGAACTTTAAGATATCAACCTATGTACAGGTCAACAGCTATTTCGGCCATATTTCCGGTTGGTCACCCACAAGCTGGTCAACCATACACATATTATATTACCGGACCTAATGGTATTAACAGAGTTGATGGAGCACTTATTTCGTTAAAACAAACTGACGCGGCTGGTCAACCGATTATTGATATTAATGAGTCTTGGAAACAGGTTGGATTACCACAAATTACAACACCCCCACCATTCGCGACATTATCAGATTTAAATAGTATGATTTTTGGTGGAACACCACCTACTAATATCCCTTTTACGAATACAGAAATAATTTCCGCTGGTAGAACTACTGGTCCAAAACAAGGTCCGTGTTCATTACGATTACATTTATTAACGTGTACTGTGGGTGTTGCTGGTTATAATTTACAAGGTACATCAAACGTTGTTGTGTTTGAGGATCAGATGTCAGTAGTAAGGGTTAACAGTGATAATGATTTATGTATATTACCAGCTTACGGTGGTGATTCCGGATCAGCGGTTTTCGCTGAATTTGGTGGTGTATGGAAGATAATAGGTGTATTGTTTGCTGGTGGTATTTTTGATATCAGTAACCCAACGGTACCGATTAACCCAATATCACCAACTGATCCTTTACGACCAATAGCTACATATTCACCAACATGTAATGGTAATATTTACGCAGCTGGTACATCATACTTCACATTTGTTAATAAAATAACAAATGTTGAGACGGCTTTGGGTATACAAGCTTGGGATGGTACGGCTAAACCGTTTGTTGACCCAAATTCATTAGAGTATGTGTCGGTTTGTGGTGGTAATTTTACAAAAACATTAACTTGTAGTGGTGACACATATTGGCAGGTTGGTTTAACTAATAGTTTAATATCACCATGTAATCCATAAAATAAAAAAATAAAATAGATATAAATGTCAGAAATAATAATAACAGATCCGATTGGTGGTAGTACCACTACGTTAAGATGTAAAGGTTTAAATTCAGCTGGATCATTATACTCAACTGTGTTGGGTGGTATGAATAATACGGTAGTTGGTGACTCATCAACGATTGTTGGTGGTAGATGTAATTTATCAACTGGTGGATACTCATTTGTTTCTGGTGGTCAAAATAATCAATCATATTCCGATAATACAATAATTGGTGGTGGTGTTTGTAATATATTAAACGAAAATTCCTCTGGATCCATAATTGGTGGTGGTACATACAATCAATTATCTGGAACCAACTCAATAATTAACGGTGGTTCACAAAATACATTATTTGGTTGTCAATCACTAGTTGGTGGGGTACAAAATTATATTACTGGAAATACATCAACAATAAGTAATGGATTTTTAAATACAATATCTGGAAATAATTCAGTAATTGGTGGGGGGTCTTGTAATTCCGTGATTTCAGACAACTCGATAATTGTTGGTGGTCTAAATAATCTATTAACTGATGAGTCTTCCGTAATTGTTGGAGGATCATCAAATTTTTCAAATTCTAAATATAGTGTTATTTTGAATGGTTATGGGAATAGAACTTCTGGTGATATGTCATCCATAGTTAATGGTCGTGAGAACACATTATCAGGTGAATACTCATTACTGGGTGGTGGATTAACAAATAACTTAACCGGTAATTATTCAGTTATTGTTGGTGGTGTAAATAACAATAATGGGTCAACTCAATCTGTAATAGGTGGGGGATCAAATAACAATGTATCTGGGGATGGATCAGTCATCACTGGTGGTTTAAATAATACGTCTACATTAGAGTATACATCAATAAATGGTGGTAGATTTAACACTTCAGTAGGTGTGGGGTCTTCTATTGGTGGTGGTTTATATAATACTGTTATTGGATCAAACTCCTTTTCAAATGGGTATAATAATGTGGTTTCTGGGGAATCGTCTTACGTATTGTCAAAAAATTCAATCTTAACAGCTAATAACTCAGCAATAATTGGTGGGACGGGTATAATTGGTAATACTGATAACACTCTTTACGTCGGTAATCTAAATTTATTCAACCCTAAAGAATTAATAAATTCAACATTTTTAACACCAAATACAAATCTACAACCACTTGGTATTGATTCCGAGGGATTTGTAGGTCTTTTTAGTTTTAGTAATACAGATACGGTAACTACTGGAGCGACATATAATAACACCACTGGTCAGTTAACATTAGAGAATAGTAATGGTTATAACATATATGTTAGTGGTTTTAACACTTCAGATTGTTGTATAACTGGTGGTACATATTCAGGTAGAACCGGGGATATCATATTAAACCCAAATGGTCCAACACCAATCACAATAACTGGAATTACAAAAGTTGGTGGTGAGAGTGTTGTAATTGGTGATTACTCATCAGTAGGGTCTGGTAAAAATAATACAATTTACGGTGAAAATTCTTTTATAGGTGGAGGACGATTTAATGTTGTTTCTGGAAATACATCAACTATATTAGGGGGTAATAGAAGTACTGTCTATGGCAACACATCTGGGATTTTAGCCGGGTCAAATAATTATTTGTCTGGTCAAACCTCAACAATAATAGGGGGTAGTGACAATATTTTAATTGGGTCCAACTCATCAATTATTGGTGGATCGGATAATACGGTATTAGGTAGTGATATTATCACAATAAATACTAACAATATCACAGCGACAACGTCAAATGTTGTCTACTTGGGTGAAACTAATTTTACAAACTCGGTAAACTATAAGACGGTACAGTTAGATTCGTCAGCTGATCCTGTATTGTCAGATGAGGTTAATTACGTCTTTTATTTATCAACCGGACTAGGTGGTACAATAACATTACCAACAGCTAAGGACGGTAGAACCGTTTCTTTGATTCGGGTTGGGAATACTAATTCGGCTTTGGTTATAGGTCAAGGTGGAGCAAAAATTAATGGGGTTTCGATAGCACAAAATTTACCAACCACACTTTATACCGAGACTAAATTTGTTAGTAATGGTTCTGATTGGTACGCTAATAGTTCAACACCACTATAAAAAAAATAATTTTAATTATATGAACCCCCACCTAAAATGGGGGTTTTTTATTTTATTAATGACATTTCACCAATATTGTTTATTATTAAATTATGTTTGTGTCAGTTTGTAATAAAGAATATTTGATTGGTTTTGAGGTAATGTTAAAATCATTGGTGGAAAATAATCCCAGGGTTGTTAAGGAGAATATACCATTTATGGTAATAAGTAATGACTTAACATCAGATGATTTAATAACCTCTAAAAAAATACATAATAACATTTTACTAAAAAATTATGACGAATCAAAATATAATCAAATTAATGAGTTAAAGACAGATCAAACCGGATTTGGTGATTACACAAAGTATGAAATATTTTCAATAGACGGTGTTGATAAAATAATATTTTTAGATTCAGATATTGTTATTCTTGGAAATATTGATTACTTAATTGATTATAGTGATGACTTTGGGTGTGTTCGTGAATTATATATTGACCAATACAATACCGGAGTTATGGTTATTAATAAAAAATACCTATCAGAAAAAATAACAAATGATTTAATTGGTTTGACCTTGTTGTATGGTATTACAGAACATTTCGACCAAGACATAATAAACTTTTACTTTGATGATGTAATTAAACCAATTCCAATAGAGTATAACTACTTAAAAACATATTCAAAACAAGTTTTTATAAACACTGGTTTACCAAAGTATATTAAGGTATTACATTTTATTGTTAAAAAACCTTGGCAGAATAAACCTTTGGTGTCTTTGGAAGAGGGTACAATATGGCAGGAAAAATACTGGTTTGATTATTACTCTAAAATTTTAAAACTTAAGAATGGTTAAACGACATTACGAAGAACATGAATTATTAAAGTATAAGGAATTAAATCCTGACATTAAAAATTTTAATGATAGTACTTTGTTACTTCATTTTGATTCCTTTTGTTTGGGGGATACGATATGTTTTTCATCCTTTATTGATCCGTTTATTCAACACCACAACCCAAAAAAAATATACATATCAACATTTTTCCCACATTTGTTTAAATCTAAGGACGTTGGGAGGTATGAGTTTATAAAAGCTGATGACCCAACCTATATTGAGGTTGATAAGTTGTTGGACGTTGGGTATGATAAAAAAAACTTAAACCACACTTTAAATGGTATGATGTATGCCACTAAAGATACCATGATGTTACCACAGGACACAAAACCAGGAAAATGTCCGATTATCCCATATAAAGTTAACAAAAAAAATAATAAAATTTCAATAGCACCTGAATCACTAAAAAAAATAGCTAGATGGGACTATGAAAATGGTTGGCAAGAAATTGTAAATAGGTTAACCTCATCCGGGTATGACATTTCAAACGTATCATACGAAAATACGTTAAATTTAGAAGGTGTGACAAATTATCACGGTTTTGATGATATCAGTGTGTCCTTGAGAGAAATACTAGAGTCGAGAATTTTTATTGGGTTATCATCTGGTTTAGCTTGGTTGGCTTGGGCGTACGATATTCCGGTTGTTATGATTTCTAATTTCACGAAAAAACAAAATGAATTCGATTGTTTTCGGGTATCAAATCCAAAAGTATGTAATGGGTGTTTTAATATGTTTATGAACATCCAAACACACTGTCCAATTTTTTTAAATACAGATAGGGAAAATGAGTGTCATTTAAATATAACACCAGACATGGTTTGGGAAAAAATAGAATTAGCTTTGTCATTTACAAATGAATAAAAACAATTATATAATTTAATATGGAAAAAAAATATAGTCTATTTCACATTGAAGGTGGTTTGGGTAAACACGTTCTAGCTACCGCGGTAGCACAGTGTATTAAAAATAATTACCCGGATAGAGAACTAATAATTGTCTGCGCTTACCCAGAAATATTTTTAAATTTAGAATTTGTTGATAGGGTTTATAGATTGGGTATGACACCATATTTTTATGATGATTTTATTAGAAATAAAAATACAATGGTTTTTAAACATGAACCGTATTTTACTGACGATCACATCCACAAAAGATTACATTTATTGTTAAATTGGTGTAAATTACACAATTTAACATATAATAATGAACAACCAACTTTAAAATTTAATGTTAGACAATTACAAATAGCTCAAGGTAAGTGGTTAAGAGAAAAACCCGTAATGGTAATTCAAACAAACGGAGGACCATTACAGGATCAACCAAACACATATTCTTGGACTAGGGATATACCATATAATTTAGCTCAAAATATTGTCGATAAATTTTCAGAAAAATACCATATAATTCAAATATGTAGACACGAACAAAACTCTTTACGTAATGTTGAGGTTGTTCATGAACAAATGTCGAACATGGAGTTATTTTCAATTTTGTTAGCTTCAGAAAAAAGATTATTAATTGATTCATCACTACAACACGCTGCGGCAGCTCTTCGTCTTGAATCGACCGTACTTTGGGTCGGTACGTCACCAAATGTGTTTGGGTACAATTTACATAAAAATATTATAGCTACGTTACCAAATTCAGTTAAATTACCAGATAGTTACTTATTTGATTATGACTTTAATGGTACAACACATGAGTGTCCAATGTTTGATAATGATATATTTGATTTAAACCTCATCGTGGAGTCCTTACAAAATTAAAACCGGAAAAGAAAATTACTAAACCTGGGGGTATTTATGGTAATATACCATGAGTCAAAGTATAACCATAGATAGTATAAATTTTGACGGTGAATTAGCTACCGTTGTTTTTAAACCGGATAATGATAATATTGTCATTAATCTGGGTCAAGTAACACTACCTTTCATTTTTTTCCCCGAATTATTAATACCACCAAGACAAGTTTATGGTACATACACCATATTGGTAGAAAACGGGGATTGTCCAAATATTTTAAACGTACAAAGACCAACACCAACACCAACACCAACGGTTAGTCCCACAAGAACCCCGGTTCCGACACCTACGTCCACTCCGACACCAACCCCAACATTTAACCCATGTAAGGTTCCAACCCCAACCCCAACAAACACCTCAACACCAACGGTCACACCGACAAATACACCTACACCAACTGAGACTTGTACAAATCCTTGTGGTTGTCCTAGTCCAACAAACACCCCAACACCAACAAGAACCCCATCTCCAACTCCGACAATTAATCCTTGTGTTACACCCACAAATACACCTACAAATACACCTACACCATCTATTACACCATCTATTACACCAACACCATCTATTACACCAACACACACACCGACACCAACAATGACACCAACAATGACACCAACAAAAACAGCTGGACTAACACCGACACCGACTGGTACCCCAACACCGACACCGACACCGACACCAACCTCAGCGTTTGTAGCTTATTTATTTATTGAACCGATATCTGGTGGTACACTAATGGGTCAGTGGATGTTTGATGGTGGATTTAATTTCTTTGGGTTTAGTAATAATACACAACCTACACAAAACCAAACAATATTTAATCAAGAATTAAATAGGTATGTTAACTTTAGTGGTTGGACTTCCGGAGAATTCCCATATTTGATAACACAAAACGTACCACAAACAAGTGGTGGTGTCGATTCATTTGGCAATAATATTGTAGCTTATAATTTCAAAACAACA